GTGCTTACCGATACCAAACTGAAAAACCTCAAGCCGCAGGACAAAATTTATAAGGTCTCCGACCGTGACGGGCTCTATGTTGCCGTGCTCACGTCGGGCTCAGTCTCATTCCGCTATGACTATCGCATTAACGGTCGCCGGGAAACGCTGGTGATCGGACAGTACGGTCGTGACGGTATCAGCCTGGCAGAAGCGCGTGAGGAACTAATATCCGCCAAAAAGCTGCTGAAGGCAGGCCAGTCGCCCTCTGCGGCGAAACGTGACGGTATTAAAAAGATACGCGGCGCCGAAACGTTCGCGGTACATACCGACGCCTATATGCGGCATGTCGTACTGGCGGAAAGTACGCGAGCAATGAAACAGTCGGTAATTGATCGGGACATAATGCCGGTGCTGGGCAATAAGGTGATGGCGGAAATCACAACATCGATGGTGCGTGACTTATGCGATCGAATAGTCGAGCGCGGAGGCCGGGCAACGGCAGTCCAGGCCAGGGAGATAATCAGCAGCGTTTACCGGTTCGCGAATGACCGCGGGCACGGACTGCTCAACCCGGCGGCCGACATCAAACCATCATCGATCGCCATGTTTAAACCGCGTGAGCGCTGTCTTCAGCCTGAAGAGATCGGGATATTTTTCCGCACGCTGGATAATGTCGGGGCTATGGCAACGATGAAACTGGCGCTTAAGCTGGTGCTGCTGACACTGGTGCGCAAAAGCGAGTTCACAGAGGCTACCTGGAAAGAAGTCGATTTCAAAAAATGCACCTGGACGATCCCGGCAGCGCGCATGAAGGGCAGCCGTTCCCACGTAATCTATTTGCCGACTCAGGCACAGGATTTGATGGTAGGCCTGCAAATGTGTGCTGGTGGTAGTGAATATCTCATACCCGGGCGCTACTCCGTCAGCAAGCCGCTATCTAATGGCGCGCTAAACAGGTTAATTAATACGACCGTAGAAACAGCGCAGCGCGAAGGCCTGGGGCTTGATCACTTCGCGGTACATGACCTGCGCCGCACGGCCAGCACGCTTCTGCATGAGGCAGGATATCCTTCAGACTGGATAGAGAAAGCGCTGGCACACGAACAGAAGGGCGTAAGGGCGGTGTATAACAAAGCGGAATACGCCCGGCAGCGCACTTACATGCTCCAGCAGTGGGCCGATATGGTTGATGCATGGATAGCAGGGGAGCACACGGATCTGATTCCTTTCTCCCCGGTGAAGTTTGAGAAGTGGATGGAAGGGAAGTAGCCGCCGGTGGCGGCTATTTGAGTTGGATGTGGGGGATTTTTCCGGCGGCGATATCTGCATACAGCCTGCTTAATTGCTCATCTGAAACCGATCCGTTAGCCCTGAGGGAATGCGATAAATATTTGAGCGCCTCATCACGCTTACGTTCGGCTTCTGAGAGGGTGGGGCGGAAAGCGCCGTGCGGTGATGAGTAGTCTAAAATTTTATACGCCTTTGGACCCTCAACCCACCTACCAACCACGCCCCAGTCATCATGACCGATAATTTTAGCCCGATACCACTCACTGCTCCCCGAGTCGAATAAAGCTTCACACTCAAAACCAACCGGCGGCATCCCCTCGCCATTCCACTGAGGTTGACAGGAGGCCAGCGCTGCTTCGTATTGCTCGAAAGTTACCTTTTCACATTCGCAAGGAATGGTTTTCTTTCTTACTGCCTTCAAAGCTATTGCTCCATATTGTTCACCGCAGTCTATCGGCCAGTTACCTGACGCATCATAAAAATCGATATTTGCTTCATCCACGAAACGGCAGCATTCAACTGCACCCTCCGGCCACCCACCGTGCTTCGGTAATTCCTGCACCAAAATATCAATCATTTTCATAAATACCTCACAAAAAATTGTCTGCCGGTTCGCCATGGCTGGCTGCGGCCTCGTTTGCCTCACGGCGCAGGCTCAGAAACTGCCCAACAGGATCCCAGCTATTCAGGATGCTATCGAGAGCTGACTGGCTGTGACGTGTCACAAGCCTTTTCTTTAGCAATAACGCGCAACCGCGAATATTCGCCCTGGTGGGCCCGGCCAGCTTCATGCACAGGCACATGGTGATTAGCAGATCGGCATATTCATCGGCGGCTGCCGCCAGCATGGCTGGGTCCATGCGCTGCTGCATTTCAGGCAACTGGTGTTTCAGGCTCATTGCGGATCTTCCCCTGGTTATCAGATGGTGCCAGCGGCGCGTTGCGCAGCACGGCGGTTAACAGTGCTAATGCTGAGCATTCAGGCAGTAACGCAGCCGAGATCCCTATACCGCCAGCACGCATTACGCTTTCTTGCTCATAGCGTTCGGCTTCATGTCGGGTCATGCTGCTTTCACCTCTCTGCTAACAGTGCCAGGGAGCAACTGCACCGCCGGAGATTCGCACTGGTTTCCCCAGGTGTCGAAGCCATGCGACGACTGGCGCGAGAAAAGTTCAATTCGCGGTACGTCGCCAAGCAGTTGCACCAGTTTCTCGCGAACGCAATCCGGCTTCTGCGAATGAGCCAGGCGCGGCGCGGTGAATGACTGAATGATCCCGGCATTTAGGCGCGGAGGAAGGTTACCTTTAACTGCAAACAGGCAATCTTCACTGTTCGCCCTGGTCATGTGGCCCATTCCCATAACGAGTTTGTCGGCCTGGCGGCTGCCGCATTTGTTCCAGGTGAAGCCTTTCATTGTCATCAGGCGAAAACCCCACGCGTCGACAACCTTCAGCGCTTCTACCGGCTGTGTTGGCACCCACCACATCGCTAACAGACAGCTTTCGGCGGCCAGCTCCCAAACCGGCAAGCGGCAGATATCTAGCACGCTCATAACCGGGTATTTAAACGCGGCGCCGCGCTCTCCGTCTGCTGCTTTGTCACGGTATGCCCAAGGCGGATCAGCATAGATAAGTGTGTATTTATCGGTCATGCTGCCACCCTCTTACTGTTTAACTCTTCAGCCAGGCGCTGAGCTTTGAGGGGATTGCGTATCACTCTGCCACCCGGGGCAACCCATCCCTGTTTTTGCTCCGAGTAAATCATGATGATTCGGCCTACACGGATGTTGTCTTTTGCGTTAGTCATAGATCACCCCGCACGTTGCACAAACGCCTGAGTAATCACCGCGGCGCAGGCCATTGCTTTTGGTGATGCACTGGTCACGGCGGATAGCGATCCGCGCACGCTCCACTTCGCCAACCGCAACATCCAGGCATTCAAGCCACAGACGCGCAGCAATACGGTACTGGCCTTGCCGCTCCCGGCTCAGCGCTTTCTTCTCGATCTCCATCGCTGCCGGACTGGTGGCTATCACCTTTTCCACGCGTCTATGTGACGCGTAGTCCTGGTGATATCTTTGCATCTTCACTGACTGGCTCATTTCAACCACCCTTCTGTTGTGAGGATGACGCCCAGCAATGTCAGCCAGGCGAATACTGCGGCCAGATAAACGTACCAACCTGACCAGCGTTTCCAGTGGCGAGTTAGCGTTCTCATGCTGCGCTACTCACCGGGCGGTACTTCCGAAGCTCAACCGGGGGCTTTTTTCCGGTGTATACTTCCGGGCTTTCTGCTTTGCGCTTATCAAGCCACTGCTCTACTTCTTCCTGAGTCCACGCGCAGCGGCGATCGGTGATATACCAACGCTTGGGAAATTCGCCTGCTGCTTCCATGCGATCAATGGTGCTCCATGACAGCGGCACCACTTCCAGCAATTTCTTTTTATCTAATGCACCTTTCATAGTTACGTCTCCTGGTTGCATCAGCGGCGCTCGCGGCGCCGCGGTGGTGTTAAATTGATTCGCCGCTTAATTCATCGCGTCGGATGGTGTAAACGTCAGTGGCCTTCGCCAGGCGTTCATCGTCATTAACCAGGTGTTTCGCTACATATTTGTAGGCCTTATCCAGGTCAGCGAGGGTGTTGTAACGCATTGCCGCATCGCAAAACGCGCTCAGGATTTCTTCCGGATCCCGGTCGTCTGCTGGCTTTTTAGTTTCTTCATGCTTCTGCTCAGGCTTCGCATTAATGAGGCTGTTCATGCCTGATGCGGTGGCAGCCGGCGGCGTAACATCACGCTCAATGCGCGGTGCCGCCTCCTGTAGTTCGTCAGGGGTGTACACGCCGAGCAGGACATCAGGGGCATGCAGCCGCGCCCAGCGTTTAGTGCAGAGATATGCGAGCTGTTGGCGCGGATCCTGCTCCCATAACGGTGAGTTCCGCACACCTGCCTGGGCCATGCTGATTGTCAGCGTTCGAGGTTCGGATTCGCCTTTAAGCGTTGCCCATACGGTTACCGTGAGGCCTGGTGATTTTTCCGTTTTCCCGTTTACCTTTGACCAGTCACCATCCCAGCGATAATTAAGGCGAGTCGCCAGCAGGTTTGAGGAGGACACCACTGCGTTAACCAGCTGTGCTTCATAGCCCAGGGTGCCGTTAACAACGTGCGTTTTCTGCGCCACGGCGAACGGGTTCATTCCCCACTGTGCAGCCTGCATCGTTACTGCCAAGCAGTCAGCTGGCTTGCCAGCGAGGTGAGAAGGTACGGTCGCTTTGCTTTGCGCCATCAGGTCTGCGAAGCGAACCAGTTGATTTAGCCCTTCAGGGCTGAAAATCGCTGCAGCGGTGCCAACGGTAGCGCCTGGCTGCGCGGTCAAAGTGAGATCGTTGCTCATAAGTACATATCCTGTTTACGTGCCCACTCAGGGCGTTTAATGGTTTCCACGCCGCCCCATTCATCCGAAATGCGGCACTGGTGATAGGTATTCAGATCCCGGCGAAACAGTGCGTGCCCGGCGTCGATGTCCGGCGCATCCAGTTCAAACACGCGTACCGGGTAGCGACCGCAGTCAATGGTTTCGCTTACGGCGATAAAGAAGAAACCAGGGGATTCTCCTGTTACCTGCTTAAAGCCCTCGCGGTAGAAAGCGTCCTGTACGTGATACCGGAACTCTTCTACGTGGCGCGAAAAGCGATCCATATCGGCAACTTTTTTCACATCGACGATCACCGGGTGCTGGCTCAGATAGCGGTCGGGACGGATCCGGCAAAGCTCACCCGTCTCCGGGTCATTCCAGTACATTGATGCTTCGCAATAACCGTCTTGCTCAAGCATCCAGCGCGCCGCCGGGTGGGCCATGGCACTGTCGCGCATTAGCTTCAGTTTCCTTCCCTGTTCATCATCCATTACCGTCATGCCCATACCTTCCACATCACGCAGGAAGGCAGCTTCATCCTCTTTTCCGGCGGTAGTGCGCCGGTTGAACTGCGGCGCCACAATGAATCGCTTATCGAATTCATCCGGCTCAAGAAGGAGGCAGTGCAGGGCGGTCCCCATGTCCAGCGCTTTCAGCTTTTCGGTATCGACTGGTGCTGATTTCTGCCACTGTAGAAGCGCCGGGTTCAGCGCCACCATATCCAGCTGGGACTTACTCACGCCGTCCCCGGCGTGGTAGTCTTCATTGCTAATGTCGAAATAGATGCCAGGTTTCATGCGGCATCCCTCGCGCTGTCGATTTTGTCCGCCAGGTCGTAACGGGCCGCGATTCCTGACAACTCGCGCATCATTGCGCCAAGTGTTTCTTCGAATTCGATATCATCGAAAACCATTGCTACGACATCGCGGCGGACGCCTAAACCTTCCCAGCGCTGGCGCAGCACGTCCTGAATTGAGTAGTTTTTAACTGCCTGATCCAGCTCTTCCTGGCGTGCATTGACTTCTTTGGTGGCTGCATAATCAGCATCGAAACTGGCCATGATTTTTTTCAGCCGCTGTACCTGTGAAAAAGTCATCACTTCACCTCACCCATGTCATTGGCCACGTTGCTGGCCACTTTTGTAATGAATGCCCACTTGATGCCGTCGCGCAGGCTCTTGAATTTCCAACTCATCAGCCCGGAAATCGTGATGCAGTACCATCCGTTAATGATTTTCCATTGCATGATCGTTACTCGTCGTTGTTACCGATGAGGTAATAATTATTCGTATGTGATTCGATGTCAATAGATATGAGCACTAAAAATTACCTCAAGGGTAATTATTTGGTTGTAAAAAAAGCCGCTCAGTGGCGGCTTAGTTATTGAAAATAATGTGTATTAATCGAGATTTTTACTGTTCTGGATCATCACAAAATCAATGAAACTTTCGACTTTTTCTTTTTCACTGCGGGGTAACAATGCATAACGCGAGCGGTCGTATTTAATCGCGCTCGGGTCGTCTGGCGGTATCAACAGTTCGTAACCACGACGCCCGAACGCCGCGGCAATTGCATCCAGGTTAGCGATCGTAATTGAAGTCTCATTACGCAGCAGCCGGTTTATTGAGGACTGGCTTAACCCGGATGCTTCGGCAAGTTTTTGCTGTGATGAGAGCTCACGGTTTTCACTCATCCAGGCGCGCAGGTTATGCGCTGCCAGCTCGCAGGCATCGGTTGTATCAATTTTGCTTTCTTCCTGCCGCATGGAAAGCTTGTGATCGATATCCAGCCAGTTGGTTGGTTTATTCGCCGCTTTCTCAATTTTGCGCGCAGACTGATCACCGATTATCTTCTTACCATTCGCCCAACGGTTGATAAGGTTGGGTTGCGTTACCATTCTTTCCGCCAGGCGAGACTGCACGCCGTTAAATTCACGGTCGATTACGTCATTCAGGTTTTCTCGGCGAACGTCGTGGATGCTTTTCATGTCAGAAAATTATTTCTCGGATGTGAATCAATTGGTGATTCAATTTAAAGCGATTTTACCTGTGGGGTAAATGCACCCAAAAGGTAACAAACCTTGATTTTTATTACCTGATGGGTGAATATTTATTATCTGAAATGAATATCAGGCAATAGTCATGAGCGATACTACCCAATTTGATTTTAAGCGGTGCTGGCTGGCGTTAACGCCTGATGAGCGTGAAGCGTTTGCCAAAGAGGCCGGGACAACCAGTCACTACATTCAGACGCACATTACAGGAAAACGTAAATTACCCGGTAAACGTTTGATGGATGGGCTTTTTCGAGCATCAAGATCACATGGATGGGTGAGAACAAAACCAGAGCTTGTTTCCTTTTTTTATTCCTGATCACACCTCTTAACCACACAGACCGCCTTCCGGCGGTCTTTTCATATCTATTGACACCTCAAGGGTAATAATTACCCGTATATGGTTGATCTTTTTTTCTCTAAAGCACAAAATCACCGATAACCATAACCAAACAGAGGCCCGTCTAGTGAAAATTGTCACAAGAATGGAGGCGGCAAAAGCTGGTTTTAATCGGTATTTCACCGGTAAACGCTGCCGAAATGGTCACCTCGCTGAACGATATGTTCTAAACGGAACATGCGTGCAGTGCGCGCAAGATAGCGCTAACAAACATCGTAATGAATTCACAACAGCCCTCCGCGCTGCCCAGGAAGCAACATGAACATCTATCAACGCATCAATGGCGCTGACTGGCGCAATATCTGGGTAGTAGGCGATCTGCATGGATGTTACTCGTTGCTCATGTCTGAACTGGAGCGCATTGAATTCGACCCGGCGCGCGACCTGCTGATCTCGGTTGGCGATCTCATCGACCGAGGTGCAGAAAATGTGGAGTGCCTGGACCTGATTTATCAGCCGTGGTTCAGGGCTGTGCGCGGTAACCACGAACAGATGATGCTGGATGGCCTTTCCTCGCATGGCAACGTCAATCACTGGATCGCCAATGGCGGTGACTGGTTCTTCTACCTCGATTACGACAAAGAGGTGCTGGCGAAAGCGCTGGCGCACAAAGTGGCTGAGCTGCCGCTGATCATCGAACTGGTGACCGGCGATAAAAAATATGTCATCTGCCATGCCGATTACCCGTACGACGAATATGAGTTCGGCAAGCCAGTCGATGCCCGGCAGGTGATATGGAACCGCGAAAGGATTTCCGATTCACAGGACGGCTTGGCGAAAGAAATAAAAGGCGCTGACCTGTTCATCTTCGGGCACACTCCGGCGCGCATGCCGCTGCGCCACGCTAACCAGTATTACATCGACACCGGTGCCGTGTTCTGCGGCAACCTTACCATTCACGAGTTACAGAATGGGAACACTTATGACAACTGATAATGCCTACCAAATAGGCTGGCTGTTACTGCTGGCTGCCGCGCTAGTTCAGGACTGGCTATACATCCGTATAAGGGGGAGAGATGGCGCGCATTCGAACAATTAAGCCTGAATTCTGGACTGATGAAGATATGTCTGAAGTCTCGGAATCGGCCTGTCTTCTGGCGATCGGCTTGCTGAATTACGCCGATGATGAAGGCTACTTCAACGCCAACCCGAAGCTGATTAAAGCCGCTATTTTCCCTATACGGGAGCAGTCCCGTAGTATTCCGGTACTGATGCAGGAGCTTTCCAGCGTAGGGTATATCAGCTTGTTTTCCGGCCCTGACAGCAAGATCTACGGGCTTGTGAATAACTTTTCCAAGCATCAGGTCATAAATAAGGCAAAAAAGAGCGTAATCAAACACTTATGCACAGTACCGTATCAGTACGGTATAGATACGGGAGGGCTACCACCTGGAAGGGAAGGGAAAGGAAAGGAAGGGAAAGGAATAAAAGAGACCGCTGAGGATTTTTTTCCTCCTGTGGATAACTCAGAGCAACCCCCACAGAACGATTCGTCAGCAAGAAATGCCCTGCTGAATGGCTATGCTCCACTAGGCGGGTCTTGTTCGCTGGATAAGTTCGGTATGAGCGAAGACTGGCAACCAGATAATGATTTCCTGCGTCGAGCGGCGTTATGGGGCGTAAACCTGACCGGTGAAGTAACTCCTGAAGAGCTCGCTGACTTTGTTACGTACTGGAAAGCAGAGGGTAAAGCGTTTCATCACGATCAGTGGATGCAAAAGCTGGCGCGGAGCGTGCAACAGTCCAGAACGCAGAAACAGCCAGGCGGCGGAAACAAGCGGCATGATGCGGCTTTTAAGGCTTGCCATGAAGCAGTGGACTACAGCGGTATCCCTGACGGCTTTACAGGTTAGAAGGCAGGCAGCGCGGAGGCGCATTTTTTTACGTTGTGATTATTACCTACAAGGTAAAAAATAATGCGCATAACTATTGAATTTAATTCTTATGTGGTTTTAAATTACCTTAGAGGTAAGGCATGAAAAAGCAGTTGCAGGCTCTGGGCCGTCTCAAGTCTGGCCAGATGAATAAAACCGAGGAGTCGTACTGCCAGCACCTTGAGCTGCGTAAGCACGCCGGGGAAATCGCCTGGTACCGCTTTGAGGGAATCAAGCTGCGACTGGCGGATAACACGTTCTACACGCCTGACTTCGCAGTGATGCTCACCACCGGCGAGATGGAATTGCACGAGGTGAAAGGGTTCTGGACAGACGACGCCAGGGTAAAAACCAAAGTCGCCGCAGATCAGTACCCGTTCCGAATCATCGGCATCACCGTGAAGCCGAAGAAAGCAGGCGGGGGCTGGAAGGTCGAAGAGTTCTAAATCAACGATCCTTTTTGAATTCAAAGTAATCAATAACTTAAACGGGTAAGCGGGGGTAATGATGACAACTAACAGTAAACACCTGGTTCGTGTTGGACACGAATTTGCGGCGGCAATGAGTGATGACACGCCGATCATCACGATTGCGAAGATGGTCACAGAGCTTGCATCGGCGCTGGACGTGCAGAGTGCGCGTAGTGATGCGCTGGCGGCGGAGAATGCGGCTATTAAAACGATGAATGACTGCCTGTCAGAGGAATTACGCAGTTATGAGTCTGACGGCGCTTTCGAAGGCCCAAAAATGCACTTGCTGTGGTGGAGAATGGAAACCCCCGCAACGGACGCATGGGTGAACGAACAGCGGGCGGTGGGTGTTGATGGTGCCATAGAAAAACTCATCACGATGCTAAATCACCAGTCAACCGGCGTATCCGCATCTATCAATGTTCTTCGCACATTCGCAGCACAGCTTCGCGGGAGCCAGGTATGAGCAACGCAGCAATGATCATTGTCCCTACGGACATCCGCGACAAGGTTCGCGAAATAGAAACGGCGTATACGCGGTACCTCGCTGAGTTCCGCATCCCTGATGATCACAAAATTATCGTCAATTTTTCAGCGGGCAAAGACAGCACAACCACGGCGACGGTGGCGCATCACCTGTTCGGCGACCGCGTCAAAAACGTTATGGCCGATACAGATAACGAGCATGAGCTGACCGTTGAATTTGCGCGCAGCATTCATGAGCAAATCGGCTGTACGCCAGTCCAGATTGTTAAACGCATTTATACCGATGCTGAATTTGAACGCCGCCGCCAGTCATTACGCGATCGCTGGCCCAAGCGTCAGGCTATCCGTATGGGCGCATATCGCGGCGTTGTTATGCCGTCACTGGCGCGAAGCGATACTAAATTTGGTCAGGCATGGCAACGTACTGCTGAACGCTGGGGCGCTGAGTTTGATACGCCATTAGCGGCAGCGCTGTCTGTTCTGCATCCGAGTGGAAACAGCTTTCTGGATGCTGCTCTGCTCCATGGCAAGTTTCCGATGCTCCGCGACCGGTTTTGCACCGACGAACTGAAAATCCAGATAGCGTTTGATGCTGCAATAAAACCTCTGCTTGACGATGGCGAGGTGGTCGTCCAGTGGTCTGGCGTTCGCGCTGACGAGTCGTCGAAACGCGCTGGCTATGCGCGATTTGCCCGGGATGAGCGTGACCCCGATTTCCTTTACAACTTCCTGCCGATTCACAGCTGGACGGCGGCGGACGTGTTCGCGCTGCATAAATATTTCGGCATCAAACCTAACCCCTTGTACACACAAGGAGCGTCGCGTGTTGGCTGCATGAACTGCGTGCTATGCACCAAAGAGGAGATTTCCGAGACTGCCGCCCGATGGCCGGAGCACATCGAAAAACACCACGCATGGGAGAAAAAGGTTCGCCTCGCCTCGCGTTGGGTTCACTGGATGAGCGTCGGAACAGTAAGCCAGGCGTGGATGAAAAGATTCGACATGCCGCTTGGTCGCGCTGTTCAACTCTACGGTCTGGAGCCAGATGTTCAGCGTATTGAGTGGTCGGGGTTTTATGGTCCTCGCGGCACGATGGGCGCACCATCAGCGATGGATGTCGTCGAGTGGGCCAAGACCGGTCGGGGGGGGCAAAGTCTATGACCTGGTTAAAGCCAGTCTGGACACCGCTGTGTGTTCATCACGTTACGGATTATGCGAATAAGGAGCACTCACAATGACCATGACAGTAGAACAACTGGCGCAACTGCGCGAAGAATTCGAGCAATGGGCTGAGCAAGTTGGAGCATTGCCCTGGGGGATTCTCAAACAGCATCGCAAGCAAGACGGTAGTTATCCTGGTCCGCATTACACCTACATGTGGGAAGCGTATCAGGCTGCGCATGTCGCGCTGCTTGATGAACTGGAGCGGAAAGATAAGCGCATCGCTGAACTGGAAGCACGGACGGTCACTGTGAAGCTGCCAGAATCAGTCATTGATGCGATATGCCTCACTGCCGCTGAAATTCACAACCTTGGGCGCGGTGTAAGCGATGAGCGGGCGCAGGAGATTATTAACAGTATCCGGTGCGCCGCTGGCATCAATTTAACGGTGGAGGGGTGAGGGATATGAAAATGAGCGAACACATGGAGCCGGTTATCGAACTGGTTGAGGAACTGAACGGCAACGACACGGATGCAAAACTAAAACTGCTTTCGCTGGTTATAGCCGAGTACATGCTGAATGCTGACGTTACCGGATTTGAAGTGACCGCTGGAAAAATGACAGTGTCTGTCGATATCAGCCTGGAGGACTAACCATGACAATCAACGAACGCGTATCAGACCTGATAAAAAAATTTACCCAAGCCGATATGGCGGCGCTCCAGAGATTTGTCGAGTGCTGCGAAGACCCTGACGCCGGCGGGCATGACGTAGAAAAAAACATCATCACGAGATTATCTCAATACGGCGCACTGCGGCAGGTTCGTCCGGGATACCATGAGGTTACCGAGTTTGGAGAATTTATTCTCAACGGCGGAATTGACGAGCTACAGCAGTACCGCGCCGCCGCCGAGACTGTAGTCAGTGACAGCATGTCTTTAGCGTTTCATGCCGCTATAACTGATAGCGCTGCGGGTGCTGATGACATTGAAGAAATTAAAACCGGATTACGTGCCGCTCTGGCTAACTACGCAGCCCCGCAAGTTACGAGCGTGCCGGATTTAAAGTGCGACGATGATGGTAATACCACATCTGAGTTTGACCACGGCTGGAACGCCTGCCGCGCAGCCATGCTCAACGGGGGTAGATCATGAGCCACGCATTCGATAGTAAAGCGCTGGCATTGTCACGGCAGGTAATGGGCCTGATAGAGACACCAATGCACGAGGCTCAACTACAGGCGAAAATCCAGAATCTTTTCATTGATGCCATGAAATTCGCAGCGCCAGCAGTACAGGCAGAGCAGACAAAGCGGTTGATTGGCTGGCGAACAGCCGATTACACCGAAGAGACATCAGACCCTGAAATGGCAAAAAACTGGGCTGCTGTTGTCGGGGTATTGCCAGTATTTGAAGGCGACATCAATACCCGGCTACAGGCAGAGCAGTTGTCCGGCAATACCGAACAGGTCGAACCTGTAAGCGATGCTAACAAGTTGGGCGGCTGGATACCGGTAAGCGAGCGGATGCCGGGAAGCCGCCATGCTGTGCTTGTGGGGCGCTGGTTTGGTAGCGAGTGGACTTCGAAATGGGCGACATATGTTCCTGGCCATCCAGACGCGCAGGATAGCGGGTGGTTAATTCCTGGTGCGTCGTGGACGCCGACTCACTGGCACGAACTGCCAGCCGCACCGAAGCAGGAGGCTGAGTGATGTCCAAATTAACAGAGCACGAGGTGATTTCAGTGTTGGAGGGGCATGGAAACTGTATGACCTACCAACTAGCAAATATCATTACAGCAAAGCGTGGTTACAAAGACCACGTAAAAACGCCTCAGGCGCTTCGCCTTCTCAAGAGAATGGAGGCAAAGGGAAAGGTTCGCCGCGTCAAAAGTGTCTATGCGGTTCAGATTTGCTGGGCTCTTACAGAATAGCCTGGCGGTGAGTGATGCCTGAATCAGCAGCAGTACGCAAAGCAAAGCAGCGCGCCCGCCAGTCCGCTGCCGGTGAGCGCAAAATTGAATTGACGCTCGAAGCACAGGAGCTGGAAATGCTGGCGCGTAACTGCGCCTCCCGTCGCCCCGGCAAAGAGCCATACGACATGGCTGAGTATATCGCGTTGTTAATTCGCCAGGACGATGCCCGCGCCCGGGGGCGCATTAAGTCGATCAGCACCCGGCAATGTGGAAAGTGCGGCGACAAACTTCCGGTGGAGTCCTGCCCGTGCCAGGGTGACTCGCAATGTTGGGTAACCAGCGGATGGCATGAAGTAAAATTAGAGTTGTGACATGTCACGGCTAAAGCCAGCGTTAAAGCTGGCTATGTTCTGGCAGTTCTCGGCGCGGACTGTAAAGAACGTGATCAACAACAATAAAACCTTTGTCGATCCACTGGGTAACTTGCTGTGGCTTGACGCCAACGGCGCTGGCAAATGATGCCTGAACGCCGCCGTAGTAGATAGTAATGTACTCGTTGAGTGGCATTCAGATATCCGTTTTATTGTTGCTCATGTAGTCGCGATACCATTTACGGCAATCAGCCTCAAAACTACCTTCAGTAGAAGAGATGGTAGATCCCAAAAACTTACCACCTTTGCAAATCTGGTCGCCCAAAGCGCCAGGCCGGTCCTTAGTGGACAGGTGAACATAACCGCCATTGGCAGGCATCCAGAAAGTAAATGCTTCGCCTGTTTTACGAGATTTGATTGTCATTTCCATTTTATTCATTCCTTCGATTTTGGCTCACAGCGCGGTTCGCTTCGATAAATATAAAGTAAAACGCTTTATATGATAAGTAAAGGGCTTCACTGTGTATTTTTGGAACAGATGCACTTCAAAATTAATTTATTGAAAAACGCCGACCCTGATTATACTGTTTGTACATACAGTATTTATCGGGAGGCATCATGATTATTCGCTATCTCCTTGAGTCAAAATATTTCATTCTTTCGCCCGGTGACGTTCTGAAGTCGTCCGTGCTATGCGCTGACCAACACCAACAAATCTTTGTCGTGTGGTACTGTTCTCCAGGCTGGCACGTCGCGGAGTACCTCTGGCACCGGCGCTGGAAAAAGTTGACCGACAATGTCTTTGAGAATGAGGCCTACGCCTACCAGTATGCGGTTGATTTCTTCATGGCCAGACGGGAAAAGAAATTGCCGCCGCGAATGTCGTTTGATGCACACCTTGAACAGCTCGGAGTAAAAGTACACGGTATTGCGCTATAGCGGTAACAACATGGTATCCTGTTACCATAGCGGTAACAATTTCGTGAGGATGCCATGGCAAAAAGACCCTCAACACAGTTTAAGCCTCTGACGGTTATCCAGGAGGCTTACTGTCAGGAATACATCAAATCCCCTGAAAATCAGACTCAGGCGGCGGTTAATGCCGGTTATTCACCCAAGACGGCCGCAAAGTTTGCCAGTCAGAATATGCGTGATGAGCGTATCCAGAAACGGATTGCTGAGCTGATGGCGGAGCGCAACAAGCGGCTGAAAGTCAGTGCGGATTATGTCCTGAATCGGCTGGTGGAAATTGACCAGATGGACGTGCTGGATATTCTGACCGATGAGGGCGGGCTGAAGCCTATCAGTCAGTGGCCGAAGATATGGCGCACCACGCTGAGCGGACTGGATATCTCGACGACGATCACCAACTTCGACGAGACCACACTGGAGAACATGCTCAAGAAAATCAAATGGCCGGACAAGGTGAAAAATCTTGAGCTCATCGGCAAGCACGTCGATGTTAACGCATTCAAAGACCGCGTGGAGGTATCCGGC